ATCAAGTTTCTTGTGAATCTTTACCTCACGGCATACCTGTACCTCTTTACCCTGTCTTTTCTCAGCGTGACAGACCTTCTTTGTCTCGCCAGCGTGAATGTTAAACACAAGTAGAAGACTAAGAACGACAGTTCCAACCATTCGTATCGCAATCATGTGATCTCCGGGTGTGGTGGTTGTTCGGGTGCTGCTTTACCGTTATAACCTGCTGAGGCTATTGGTGCAATCGTTGGCTCCATACGGACAGGAGCCTGTGCAGGTGACGGTGGTGGTGCTTTAGGTGGATCAGTCCAGTCACTCGCCTTAGATACTCCGGGTGGTGGATCGATCAACTTAGCAACCCCGTCTTTACCCTTGATGGCAAGCAATGTCGCCAATGCGCCTAGTATGTACTTGCTCATGTCCGACAGCAGCATGAAGAACTGGCGATCCGCAGGTGCAATAGATGTCATCGGCTGAGTGACGAAAACAACCGAATACATCGCTAAACTAGACATCATCAAAAGTACGACACAGAACGTGCTACCAATAATCAACTTAATGACTGAATCAATCTGGTCAGGACTCCACTTCATTTTTCCTCCGGCTTAAAGTCGGCAGCAGGTACTAATTGATCTGGACAAGTACCAGTTACAGCACAAGTAGGACGCTGGCACTCAGGTTTATTCCAGTTTTTGTTATCTTGGCAAGGATAACGGAATCTATCCTCACAGCCTACGAGACTAAGAATGAACAACAGCCAAAGCGCGCGCATACTGAGCCTCTCTATCTTCCATACCCTTGTAACCACCGTTAATGACCTTAGTCATGCCTCGTAAGTCTGTGGCATCAGCAAATCGATTGAGCTTGTTAGTCTCCCAGAACCAGCAAGCAGACTGAGCAGCACCTTCAAACGTCTGTGTGTACTCTGAGGCTTGTTCTGGAGTCATCTCTAGACTAGCAGCGAACCAAAAATAGTTATCCTTGCCGGTTAGCTGGATTAGACCTCTGCCCTTGTAGACGCTACCCTCTTGGCTAGCCTCATCACCGTTACCCATACGATTAGCATAAACATGGTTAGCGATCTTATCCGGCTGTTTAGCGTAAGCCTTCGCTTGAGCGTCTGTAGAGAAATACTTAGGGAATACTTTAAGGAGTCCTGAAGCAGAGTAGTTCAGGTTTTCCGTTAGCCATACAAACCCACCTGATTCGTGATGACATTGGGCTAGGAAAGCCGCTATACGGTTAGGAGTCGTTATTTCGTATTCTTCTAGGAGCGACTTACCACCGAGTTCGGTCTGCTGGCTGAATAAAGCGTCATACCATTGATCCGGGTACTTAGAATGAGGAATAAATTTCCTGAAAGCATTGCGGTCAATCACGATACATCCTCTCTATCAGTATCTCTCGCCGGAGTTCTTTCATCTTTCTAATCTCGATGATAGCGGCTTGATGAGCATAGTACATATCGTAGTACATGAAAGCCAGAATAGGCATTACGATAAAGAAAGTTAATAACACCGCCATGACAGTAATCAATAAAGTCCAAGGGATGTTTTCATCATCGCGCTTCTTGTCGTCAGCCACATTAGACCCACCGCCCATAGAACTACGAAAACTACTGCTGAAACCCATGCCACTTTTGACCTGATTTCCGCTATTCTTTTTTTGCGTCGCCATGATGCTATCTGAGCTAGCCTAAGTTCTTCTGCGTGAGCTTCTTCTTGCTCTTTGACGATACGCTGCCACATCTCCTCGAACTTGCTCCACAATGATCCTAGCTCTGGTGGAGCCTTGTAGACCATCGTTTCGCGTATCTCAGCTAACATCGCATCAAGCCGAGAAGTAATCAATATCCGCTTTAATGCTCTCCTACCTATGGATTCTTCACCCTTATAGACCTGTTTGGCTTCTAACTGCTCCTTGAGGAATAGCTTACTGATAGAGTCATAAGCATCCATCAATGCGCCTAGCTGGTTGCCGATGTCTGTAAATACATCGTTAGGATCAGCCTTGGCTATCTCCTGAACCCTCTGGACTTCAGCGACGTATTGCGCTTTCTGAGCCGGGGTTGGATTCCCACCTGTTACCTTGTCATACTGAACCTTCAGATCGTCTAATACGTCCTTGACTTCCCCGGCTGCGTTCTTAATATCCTTGTAAAGTTTGCAACCGGCTTTAACGGCACTGACCGCAGCATTAGCAGCAGCAAGTAGCGTTAGCGGATCGATTTATTCCTCTGGATCAGGCTTCTGATTCTTCTTAGCAATCTGTAAATGCTGGTGCTTAAACCAAGTACCAATTAACAAGCCTATAACACCGATTGCTAGACCACCAAGCGCAGCGAATTCATTAGCTGTAAGACCAAAAAAAACGGCAGTCGCAGAACCGCCGTAAGTCGCCGCAGTAGATGCTTTACCTATGTCAACCATTTCTAGCCTCAAGTTGTTCAATACGCTGGCTCATCTCTTTTACTGCGTTAATCAGAGCAAACGTGAGTTCTGAAGTATCTACAATCTTAAATCCATTGTTGTCAGTTTTTACACAATTAGAAAAGGCAGTACCTTCTAGTTCCTGAGCAATAATACCCACAAACTGCTGTGATGGGCTATCAGACTTCATGAACTCAGCGGTAAAGCGGTAGTTTTTAGGCTCAACCTGCTTTAGCTCGGCTAGACCCTTACTATAAGCACTAATGTCCTGCTTGTAACGTGAGTCTGAGTAACTGTTAAACGTACCACCACCGACTTTTTGAACGTCTGACAGGTCAAAACCAGCCGATGTAGCACCCACAAACAGACGCATATTGCCAGCGATACGAATCTGAGCCTCAGCACCAGTCCAAAATAACGAACTATTCGACGTAAAGTTATAGCCATTAGCTGACGTTACGCCTGTGCTGAATGTCTTAGACCCTGCAAAGGTCTGAGTGCCAGTATTAACAACACCAGATACCGATGATGACGCTACAGGCAAAGCAGATGATGCCCAAGAGCTACCGTTAGACGTTAATACATGACCGCTAGTACTAGGAGCTACTGACGATACAGCAGACGTACCATTACCCACCAATACCGCACCTGTGGACAGTGAAGCTACACCAGTACCACCAGCAGCCACGTTTAATGTGCCATTAAGTGATATAGAACCAGATGACGTTACAGGCGAGCCAGAAACCGTAATGCCTGATAGGTTAGACGTTATACCTACGCTAGTAACCGTACCTGTTCCCGGTGTCACAGTACCCCAAGCAACGCTAACACCGTCAGTCGTTAGGTATTTACCTGAGTTGCTTGTCTGAGAAGGCATCAGAGCGTTAATCGCTGTAGGTGCTGTGGTGTTTCCAGTACCACCCTGAGCTATAGGCAAAGCGTTCGTTAGGGTTACAGTGCCACTAACAGACAAGTTACCGCCAACAGTAAAGTTATCCCCATCAGACCCTGCTTGCTGGTCTTTTAACTGAGACATCAATTCACGAATCGCGTTATTGATGTTTGATGGCGCACAACCTTCAGCAATGTTAATCCCACCAATGTCAGTGTTATTAGCCGCTGTTGCGCTGTATTCGCTAATCTTGTTCTTTGCCATGATTTATTCCACCAATCCAAGTAATCCGGGAACAGCAAACGGAGACGCAGTTCTAGCCCTTTGCACAGCCTCAGTAAATGTCGCTGGTCTAGGCGCAAACATAGCTTTCTCACCTAAACGATAGTAAGGAGCAGTCATTAGGGCTGTCAATGCACCTGCCATCGGATCAACGTAACCAGCGCCACCCGTTAGCAAAGCACCTGTCATGCCTCTAGTTGCTGTACCGCTATCAGGAACTTTCTGACCAAGAATAGACGCAGCACGACTAGATAAGTCTTGCATAGGCGCAGCACCTCTAGCAAATGCACCCTTACGTTTAGATATATCAGCTTGACGTACAGCAGACTCCAACTGAGCAGGGCTAAATACGCCTTCCTCACCGCGAGTCTTAGCCATAGCGGTTTGGACTCGAACAAAGTCACGATAGGCAGAGTCAACTTTCCTTAAGTCACTTGCGTACTTAGGATTCTGGTTCCGCAGCGTATTCATGTAAAAACCTTCTAAATCTTTGAAGGCTTCACCTAATAGTTTCGTTGATCCAGTACCAGCGCTATATGTTCCAGATAGCTTTGCTAAGTCTTGTTTAACAGCCTGAGCCTTCTGACCAGATACAACGCCTGAAGCCCTAAAGTCAGCTTCTAAACCATTTACATAGGTTTGGAACTGCTGTTTGTCAGCCTCAGATAAATTGCCTTTTGCGTAACGATTCTTGATGGCATCAAATCCAGACTGAACTTTAGGAGTGAACTTGACCGCTAGATCAGGCACTACATCGTTATATTTGTCTTGGATGGACTTCTCTACGAACAGATAAGCATCTCGACCAGTTAGCCCTTGTGGAACCTTCAACTTAGGGTTGAGATTACTCAAAACCTTGTTGTAAGCCGCAACATTAAACTCGGAGAATTGACGCTCTCTAGCACCGCTAACGATACCACCCACTAATGGCAGACTTTCTGCGGCTTGTTCCATTTGCTGAATACGACCACCAAACGCAGAACCCGGAGTTAAAGATATGCCTTGCTGACGTAATGCAGCAGCTTCAGGACGTACAGCAGGAGCCAGCAAACGACCACCACCGCTAAGAACCGCAGTTCCTGCACCGCTCATTAGTCCGCTAGTAACAGCCCCTCCGGTGACATCCTCAGTAGCCTTGCCAGCACCAGTAGCAGCACCCATACCAGTACCTAGCAAAACATCGCCTATGATTCCTGCACCGCGAGTTATTGGCTTTGTCATTACAGCAGCAGGAGCAAGCATACTTGCGCCAAACTCAGTACCACCTGCTCGTAAAGGCTGTTCCTGAGCAAATTGGGCTTGCTGTGCGCGTAACTGATTTCTAATCTTTTCGTATTCAGCACCGCTAATCTTGCCACTACGCAATGCAGCCTCTAGCTCATCAGCGAATCCAAAGGTAAGCCCTTGAGCAGCAGCCCTAGCAGTCTCAGCACCCGTAGAATAGGGAACAGGAGCAACTACAGACGGACTAGGAACAGCCGGAGTTCCTTGCTGTTTGGCAATTTCCTCAAGACCAGAAGTAGATACCTTATCTAGCTTTCCAGCCCTAAGGTACTCTAGGTCTTTGGTAGAGAGTTTGGACAAATCCATTATTTGCCCTTTCTACGATCTAACTCACGTTGAATTGCGTCCATATCAAACGCTGGAGCTACATTACTCGGCATTGCTGGAGCAGCGCGACCAGACTTAATCATCGCAGAGTCAAGCAAGCTCTTTAGACGATTCTGCTTATCTTTAACGGTTGCTGGCTTATCCCCAAGCATCGGGAAATAAGACCTGCGGTAGTTTTCCAACTGCTCACGAGTATATGCAGCACCCGTACCCAACGTAAGCGCAGCATCAAGAATCTCTAACTGAGCCGCTTCAACTTGTTGGCGAGACTCAGGATTAGCTAGATTCTTTAGGTAATCTGAGCCAGTTAAAAACTTGACTGCCTCAGCACTAAACTTAGGAGATGCAGCCGTAGGATTTGCGCCTACTACCGTCTGTAACTGATTTAGCGAATTGACAACGCGATTCGTTAGGAATCCAGCAGTACGCTCAGATTCACTAGGCATATTGATGCTCGTAGCACCTGCCTTACGCTCTGCAATACGCATCTCATACAACTTATTCTCAAGTTGCATGAGTTCAGCAGGATTCAATTCCTCAATCGGTCTGCCTTGGAACATACCAGCAGCTACACGACGATCTTGGTTCGTGTAATCAGTTTTCTTAGTAACAAACTCAAGCGCACGTTTATTTAGGTCTTGCAAGCCTTGTCTGAGTTCGTTACCAGTAATACCGCCTGTTACAGCGAGTTGCTGTAGCTTATCAACCTCGCCCTTGAACTGTGGAGGAACAGTATCCTTAATGGTTCCAAAATCAAAATCAAGTACAGATTGACGCGACATTTGCTTACTAATCGCATCAATTTGCTCTAGGTTTGATTTAATTCTGTCTTGAGCTAACTTTGTAGGGATACGAGATAAACGCTCGTTCTCAGATAACAAAGCCTGTGTTCTTGCTGCTAATGGGTCAACTTTAGGAGCTTCTCCAACTACTGTAATTGGTGAGCCTACAACTGCTTCAGGCATTTCCGTTTGTGGTGCAGCCATAGCAGCCGCAGGAGTAGTAGGCTCAGTAGGAGCCGCTGAAGGAGAGATAGCCTCACGAATCGGAGCCATCTCAGCAAAGTATTTAATAGCCTCAGCAGGATTAGCCCGAATGTACGCTTGCATCATCGGGTCGTTAGCTACTCTTGGATCTTGGAGTAACTGATTGATCGCGTTAATCTGCGCTCTAGACTGCTGCAACTTCTGGACTTCTGCCAACTGACCAACACCAGCCTGAAACGTCTGACCTGCACCGCCATAGCCAGCAGCTAGAGCATTTGCAATGTTTTGGAAAGCAGACCGAGGAGCGCCACCAGCACCCATTCCCTGAGCCAAAGCAGCAACAGAACCTAGCAAACCTGCAATATTCGAGCGTTTCTCTAATGCAGTCTGTTCCTGTGGACTCAACAACCCCTGATAAATGGTTGGAGTACCACCAAAGATATTAGGGATGTAATCTTCTAGTGCCATATGTCACCTATAACAGACTAATCTGTGGTGTTGCGAACGACGGTCTTTGGCGCTGATCCATAGGAATCTGATTACCTCTCATCAACCCCATACCCTCAATAGGTTGACGATTCATTTCTTGCTGCAATAAGTTAGAACCTACGTTCGTCGTAAATGGGTTTTCTTTGGCGAAAGTATTTAACGATGAAGGAACTTGTTTTAATGTTGCTAATAGACCGGGATTAGCCATCGTTGTGCCAGCAGCAGTATTCATAGCACCCATCGACAACGCAGGATTAGCAGCTATACCAGCAGCCTGAGTCGCTCCAGCACCAGCCGCAGCACCAGCACCAGCACCAGCCGCAACAGCACCACCAATGCCACCACCAACAGCACCTAACAACGCACCCTTAATCGGATTACCGCCTCTAGCAGCAGACATACCGCCACCTAGAGCAGCACCAACCATCGCCATAGTCACAGGATCGCCCATTATTTACCCCCACCAGATTGAGTAGTTGTTTCCAAAGGTGCGCCATAAAATATGTTCGCAGCACGTTGCAGACGATCTAATGGCAAGTCTTGTGCAGCTAAACGACCTTGAATAGCTTGCAAATCATAAGCCTCACGACCCTGACCAACCTGCAATAGACGCTGAATATCTGCGTAATCCTGAGCAGCCATTGATGGAGCTAATTGAGCCGCCTGAGCCTGTCTTGCCAAGTCCGCAGACGTAATATCAGAAGCCGTACTTAAAGCCCCTAGACGAGTCCTTAGAGCCGCTTGCTCACCTGCTGACAGACCGCTAGCACCTGCAAAGCGATTCGCTATAGCCTGTTGCTCTAGGCTACCTAAGCGACCCATAGCTGCCTCTTGAGCCTGACGCTCTAGCTGGTAATTCTGGAGATAAGCCTGTTGATTCTGTTCCGCTAAGGCACGAGCTAAGACATCCTGAGATTTAGCCGTTTGTTGTGCCATCGCACCAGAACCATAACGACCAGCAGCAGCAGCCTTAGCCTGTAAGTCCTTCATGCTTTCGCCAAAAGACTCACCAGCCAAACGATTAGCCTGAGCTAAAGCACCCTTTAGGAACTCGCTACCACCACCTAGATAAGCACCGCCAGCAGTGGATTTCGTTAGCCGAGCAGCCTCAGACTCCGGCTGACCTTCCATCATGGAACGATAGAAACCAGCAGACGGATCGTAAGCACCCATCCCCATAGCCTCGATCTTCCCGGCATAAGGGTTTGAGTAGCCCATTTGTTGAGCTATGACACTCTGAGCTTGTCGAGTCAACGGAGAGCCAGCTAAAGCCCTCTGTTCAGCCATTGACATCGCTTGCTGAGTTGCAGAAGAAGGGCTTACCGCTAGAGTCTCCGGGGCTTCCGGCATCGCTTGATACCGCTTCTTTGCCTCATCTAAAGCAAAGGTAATATAGGGCTTAAATTCCTCGCCTATCTTTGTTTCGCTTGACTGTCCACCGCCACCCATATTAGACCTCGCAAATCCATTTTCTAGGACGGAATCCGTAATGGCTCGCCCTACGTTGCCAACCTTGACGATGACTGGAAAAGGTTAAATATTTGACATCAGAATTCTGTGCCATATTTTTAATGAATTGTAAACCTTTTTCAACCACTTGATAATCGTTTTCTACCGTCCAAGCCGCCCAAATGTGTAGCTCATGACCTAGCGGCTGCAATACAAAAAACCCTGCAAAATGCTTATTTTCTAACGCTATCCACAACATCGATTTCTGGTTGAACAGATCGACGTAAACATCTTCAACTATCCAAGGTTCAGGACTTTTCAGCTTAATCTCATCTAGCCCCGGCTTTATCGTTGCCCACCAATTTCGTATCTCCTGCTGCGGTATAAAGTTAAATTCAATCATCCGACAATAATGTACCCATAGGTTTTGTCTGCCGTACTGTTAGCCCAATGACTGACAGTTGCCTCCCCTTGTTGCTGGCTTGAAACGTAAAGATTCGTTGTTGCTGATGGTGCAAGGTAAGACATTGTAATAATAGTCGATGGTGTTGCCGGTCTAGTTGGGTTCGTGTCAGTTGGGTACTGCTCCAAAGAAACGCCAGTATCACTCACCCTCCACATTACCTGAACATAGTCATTAGCGTTCATCTCTAAGACATAGTTCATCGCGGCAATCAAGTGGCTAGGGTCACCCGTACTCTTTCTCGCTGGCAAATAAAACTTACTATTAGAACTAGCTACGTCATTACCATTCTTGCGGAACCAAATATCTACGTCTTGACCATCGTTAGACGTATTCTTAAATTGGAAAGAAAACTGGATGTTGTAAATTCCATAATTCCTGACGTTAAGCCTAGAACTATTGGAAACATAAACTCCATTGGAATAATCTGTTGTGTTAAATGTAACTGCATAGGCTGTAGTCGTGTTCGCAGCCGTTTGGTCTGTGGAGTCCTGAAACGCTCCATAAGGAGCCGAATCAGCCTCGGCAGCATTAGATACCGGAACAAAGAAAATAAGGCTGTCGTTGCCTATACGACCGTCGTACAGGGTCGTTGTAACCGCATTACCTGTCGCTAGGGTCAGAAGTCCTGAGTTATTCGTCTTTCCGTCCATAACGCCACGAACAACCTCAGCAACATCACGCTCCGAGGCTCCAAATGGCGGTAATGTGCGAAATTGACGGGTCATCGATCACCAGCTTTCGTTACATCTACGTCAACAGCCACCACAGTACGCCAGTTGCTACCCGTAGGACGTACCTTTACCCTGTGATAGTTACCGCTAGACCGCACAGATACCCTGTTAATCGAGTCTGGCGAGGCATAATCCGTAAAAGTAACGTTATCTTGGAGCAATACTCGACCAGATACCGCTACATCGCCACTACCGTTGTCCACAATCGGCTTAACTAGGGTCATTAAGCTCCTGCCGATGTCTAAATCGTTCGTCGTAACAGAGGCTTCAGCATAATCGCCCGTAAATCCGTACACTTTTTGACCGTAAACCGCTGCCAAGAACCAAGTACCACCCGCATAAGCTCGGTCATCCAGCGTAATCGACGCAGCATCAATCGAAGGTAAGGATAAAGTACAGTTACTCGTCGTAATCGTGCCTGAACCTACCGTAGTAAACGTGAAACTGTTGTCGTTTACCTTAGTAATTTGATAAAACCCGTCAGCAGCACCGCCAGACGTTGCATCAAAGTAAACAAAAGCATTGGTATTTAACCCATGATTGTTTGCAGTTACGGTAACAGTCGTAGTTGTACGAGTATAAGTACCTGCTAGCGTATTCGTTCCCGGAGTAATCGAGAGTTTATCCAATGCCTCTAGGGAAGCCGAGGAAGTCACCACATAAGAGATAGACTTAACGTCAATCGTAGAGTAAGACCAGCGATTTAGCTTCTGGCTGTAAATAAGTAATTTGTTACCTGCGGCTGTTGGAACTACCCAAATAATGAGCGATCTTACAGGGTCAACCGTTGCACTCATCTCGTTAGTTACTTTGCTAATCGAGACATTCTCAAAGAACCAACGGTCAACCTTCTCAGCACCGATTGC